CCCAGGCTAGCGCCTGGGCAAGTTGGTTTTTCAACCAACTTGGAACTTTCGCGATCCGGCCGAGAATCAGCCCTCGGCTATGGCATAAGTCACCATCCAAGAAACGACTAGCGTCTCTCATTGTCCTACATATCTGACGATGAACCTGTATGAGCGTGGCGGTATCAATTCTCAACCGCCAAGGGTCCCTTGGTCCCCACAGCAACCGAATACTATCCAATATGAATAGTAGATCTATCACAGATCCTTAAGCACCTAGCCCTAGTGATAGGGATATAGGCTGGGATCGTGGGACAAACCGTCCTGGGGAAACCTCAGGTACCCGTTTACATTCAAACAAGGTTAAATCTTGGTAACGGGATATACCAGAGGTGTCCACCCCCGGGCGGACCCTATCGCGTGGATAATAGATCGCTTAGGTCGTGGGTGTCTGAACGTAGCTGAAGGCCTTGGCCGATAAGCTAGTCCAGAGAGGTCAGCGGTGTACCACCACCAACCTGCTCAGCCCTCCGGGGCGTAGAGAGGTCCTCGTTACGTTTTCCACCATAGTTAATTACATAAATATGTTTATCCTTCAGGTTTCCCGTCCGGCATCACATTATTCACCTAATCTCCTACTTCGAAAACTTAACACATCGCATACCTTAATATGGTCTGTTGACTGGTTAAAGATTACCGCGGGTTTCTTCGCAGTAGTAGACCCAAATGACTCGGGTTCCATTCTTTATTTAACGGACATTGAGTATAAAGAATATTGGAAAGTCGCATCGTCGAATAGACTAGCGCTTCTAGTACTCGCACGGCCGGGGGAGAAGATGCCCCCTTCTGAATCTATAACTGCTACTAAACCACCCAAATTCCCCCTTCTCCAACACTTCAGAAAAGGTCGAGTTTACTCCCGTATTTTGAAACTATTATGGGGTTCTCTATGGGAACGTGGACTGGTTGTACCTATGGATAGAAATATCCGTATAATCCTTGGCGCCTGGTCTTCGACCCTGCGCTTGTGGACCGGTATTACAAGTAGATCTCCTCAGTTGGACAAAGACAGTCTCGATGTGACCTATCATCTCCTTCGTATCCTTAAACATAATGGTAGTATGGGGCTTGCACTCTACCTTAAGGTATCACTCATTATAATGAATAAGTATCTAGCAGGTGAACCCCTTTCCACCTCCTGGCCCTTGAAGTTTGCCATCCGTCTCTCTTCTGGGTTACCATCATGGTTTCCCCTCCGAGTTAGGACGGCGATACGACAAGGGAGTCCATCCACAATTCGTGTATGGGCTTCGATACTTTATTCTTATAAGGCTTTATACGCTTTAGGTTCCTACTCTGTAAAAACAATTACAGCCCCCGCCCTCGACACTCGTCACCCCGCGGTAGAGCAACTCCTCACTGAATTCCAGTGGTTTTGTGGCTACCATGTCGAGAGGGAAGGGTGGGATAAAATACCTTTCATGGTCAACCCGGATCATAAGACTCCTCCGCTTTCGCGGAAGTCTGGTCCGAACGGCCCAGCAACTATTAACAGCCACTGGGACGCCTTCCTCCTTTCTACTACAGAAGAGGGGAAGCGGTTGTGGGAGCTAATTTGCTCTATTCTCCATGAAATTGGTGTACCAATATTTACATCCACCATTGTCAAGACCCATAAGGACCTCTTGGATCTCGCTAAGAAATATATACGCGACCCAAGCTCTAAATCCTCCGAAAGGAAGGTTCAGAGAGTCGGTTCCTTATCCCGTATTGCCTTCATTCCGGAGGCAGCGGGTAAGGTCCGGACAATTGGTATATTAGATTACTTCTCCCAGTGGGTGCTTAAGCCCCTCCATACCTACTTATTCAGTATTTTAAAGAAAATACCGCAAGACGGTACTTACGACCAGTCCTCTGCGTTCCTTACATTCTTACAAGAAACTAAGGATGCTAAGGGAACATATTCGTCGCTCGATATTTCTTCGGCAACGGATCTGATCCCTTATCAACTTTACGAAGTACTATTAAATTGTTTATTCAACCCTCTAACAGCCAGCGGAAAGTTGGGAACTATGTACCTCCAATTGATGCGTGATCGTGACTTTAAGGTGACTCCTGCGATTGCAGGTAAGCCGTCAACCATTTCCCCACGCAGCAAGGCGACACCAGAAGAAATTCTTGGTGAACACGGTACTCCCCCCCGGAAACCCGGGGAGAAGGGTTGGATGGCACAACGTGAACTGGTCCCCTTAATCCAAAAAGCTATCTCGAAAACTCGGAATAGTTGTGTAGCCCTACCAGCGATGGTAAGATACACTAGGGGGCAGCCTATGGGGGCTTATGGTTCGTTCGGTCTTTTGGGCCTTATTCACCACTTGCTTATCCAATATGCTGCCTTAAGGGTTGGTCAGTATCCGTTTCTCACATACCGAGTACTGGGCGATGACTCTGTCTTCTTTGAAACAGAGCATCACGCAGGAAAGGTCTCTGAGCAGTACCTGGTACTATGCGAGATCTTGGGCATTCCAATAAACCTTCATAAGTCTTATGTCGGCAAAGATTTCTTTACTTTCGCTTCCCGTACTGCCCATAAAGGGCTTGAAGTTACACCGGCCTCCCTTAAAGGGGAGATTTCGGTAAACAGTACTGGAAGAAGAGTAGAATTCGCGTTCTCCCTCCTTTCAAAGGGTTGGACGTTGGATGGCTCTAAGTCCTCTCACCAGAAATGGTTGACTAGATTTATTAGACTTTTAACAGAACCTGTGCAATACTTCTTCGGGATGAAGTTAGTAAGCACACAGGGTCTGTTAGGAACTATCATCTCTAGGCTGGTATCCGTGGCACTTTTACCTCGCTACTCCAATATGGAGAAACTTGGTTTAAAGTATCCACCGGTTAAAGCCTGGCTGGCCTCGTTAAGAGGTTCAGCCTCGATTTTAGCTAAACAGGTATCGATAACGGACAATTCTTTCGAAGGGATACATTTCGATAATGAATA